CTTGGTCTCGTCGGCGAAGAACTCGCGCAGCACGTCCTTGACGGCAGCCTCCTCGCTTGGCGAGTAGAACCTGCGACCAGGGCTGTCGGTGCCAAGAAACGGGATGCCGATGGTCCGTGCGTTCTGGGTTGGAATCTCCCACGGCTGGGTGGGGCGACCGTCTGCATCCACGTCAGGGGTGGCGATGGCAAGGCACCGCACCCCGATGTCTCGGGTGTTGATGCCGTCGGTCTCGTAGTCAAAGACCCAGAACGGAGCCGGATGGTTGAGCCATTCGCGCAACTCTACAGCGGTTGGGAACTCCTGGGTCTCAGGCTCCCGCCAGTGCAGCGCATCGTTGAACCACCGCAGCCCCTTGCTCACGGCTGCGTGCAACTGTGGGCGCAACGCCGGTCGGTGTTGCACCAGCCTCGGGCTGAAGGTCGGCATGATCTTGATGAGCCGGTCCTCAGCAAAGGACCAGTCCGCACCATGCCGGAAGACGCGGCTTGCAGGCAGCGAACGCATGTCTCCGTCCAGGTCGGACATCGAGCGCTTGGTATCGAGCAGCGACTGCGCCGGGCTCGCACCCAGAGCCAAGACGTAATCGTAGTTGTTGAGCCTGCTGTGACACATCGGAGCGCAGCAATCCACTGGGTGTGGAAGCTCTTGCGCAGCAGCGTGCTTGGCCTCCGCGAGCGACATTCCGTTCTTGCGGAGCCGGGTCTCTGCCGCCTTGCGCTTGCGCTTCAGGCTGGCTTCCATGCGCTTCCATCCGTCGGGCGGCATGCACGAGACCAGGAAGTGCAGGTCAATCTGTTTCCGGTTGAGCCCTGATGCGGTCAAAGCCCGTCGCCATTCACCACCATCCAGTCCTGCGAGCGGACGGTGTTTGAGGAAATCCTCTTTCGCTGGAGCTTCCAGCAACGCCACCACAGCGCTGCCGTGTTCTTCGGGCGGGGTCGGAACCCACGGCTCGTCGTTTCGCAAGCAGCCCTGTGGCCCAAGCGGGCACACGTCACAGCGTGCGCCCAGACGCCTCGGGTCTTGCTTCATGCGGTCACACGTTGTGGCAGCGCAGGTACTCTCCGCGAAGCCATGTGTACGTCGATCTGCTCAACGTCGAAGCAAGAGTGAATGACCTCAATCACATCACCTGCGTCGAAGCCCTTGCAGGAGTAGCAGTCGAACGAGAAGTACTGAAGCTCAGGGAACGTGTGAATCGTCAGGTGAGACTCTGCGATCATCACGAACGTCGAGTAGCCGTACGACTCGTTCTTCCGCTCTGCGAGTTTGTTTTTCAGGTCGAGCGCCGTTGACGACTGACCCAACCCCTCCTGCTCCAGCCCCTCCAACACCCTCTGCATCTCACAGGTTGCGTGTGGGAACTTGACTGTGACCGGCGGCAGAATCATCGTCATGTCGATCTTCTCGACAATCTTCTCAAGCATTGCGATGCCAGCTTCTGGAACAGCAAGTCGGTCTGCGTCCTTCACCGTGGCATCAATCATCAAGTGCAATCCGTTGTAGTCAAACGACATCGTTGAACCTCAGGTGAAAAGCTACGCAAGAACGTCCCAGGGAAACCGCTCAGTCTTCCAGTCCCAGTAAGCGTGACGCGGTCTGACAGTCTCACGACGGTGTCGCTGGTAGACCACGATGGCTGAACCCTTCGGGGCACTGGTTGCCTTCTCACCATCTGCGCGGAGAAACCGGACGCGCGGAGAAAGGAAGACCACAGCGTGTGAGTGCGGCCAGTCCACCACCCATTCACGCCAGTACCGGGTCTCGGTGTTGGCGTAAATGAGCAGACAGACAAGGTCGCAGCCGTCTTGAAGCGGTGCAGTGGCTGCGCGCTTGATCCAATGCTTGATGTCTCGACCGTAGGGCGGGTTGCACCAAACGCGCTCTGCTTCCCAAGAAGTCACAAGCGCGTCTTCTTCGGGGCTGATGAACTGTGTGACACGAGCGCAGCGTTCATCAGTAGCACAGGCATCGAGGTCGAATGCTGCCAACGCATGAACTTTCTCGAAGACCTCAGGCGGTGTCATCCAGTCATCGAGACCCAGCGTGCGGGTCGTGGGCGCAGTCATGGTTGCTTCCTTGTGTAGACAGCCGCTGGTCGGCCAGAGTTGTTGGTTGTTCTGCGCTGGCCGGTCACTTCGATGAAGCCTTCGACCTTCAACCCCAGCAGTGCCGCCGACACCGTTGTGCGGCTGTAGCCAGTGAACTGCTGCAGGTTTTGACGGGTCAAGCCGCAGCAGTCTTCTTCGTGAATCTCGAACAGTTCCAACACCAACCGCTCCGCTTTGGTCAGGTTGCGCTTGGGGATCAAGACAACCGCCCCTCCCAGAACCGCGTCAAGTCGCGTCCTGGGGTCACACCCTCCACTTGAAGACAGCGGCGAAGCACCGCTTCGTGCGCGTTGGTCGTCGGAGTACTGGGTGCCCAGATGAGGTTGGACTCGTTCATTCGGCGGGCGACAGTTCGCCCTGCGTCCCACGACTCACAGACCAGAAGCACCCGCCCAAGGCGAGTACGAACTTCTGCGCCACCTGTTGTGGCCCACAGTTCGATACCATCAATGGGTTCTTCAACCGTTCCCGCAGGCTTTGCGACACGAGTCATGCCCGCCAAGAATCGCTTGATGGGCTTGGCCCAAGTGCGGTTTTCCTTGTCAACGTACACAACCATCAGCGGGTATCGCTTGCGGTCGTCAGCGTGCTTGTTGGCCACGTCGAGCACGGTGTACTCGTTGTTGTTGCGATGAATCCATACGGAGCCAATGACAACCTGCGCCGTGCGGTCGAGATGAGTTGGAATGTGATCGAAGAGGCGGACTTGTTTGGACATGGGTTCCTCGAAAAACCCCCGGCAGTGTGTGCTGCCGGGGGCGATTGATCAGGCAGCGCAGAGAGACTCAGCGCGTGGGCGGTGGGGGCAGCTTCCCCCGAGAGGTGGGGGGAGGAGGCATCTTGTTGCTGCGCTCCTGCGCGGCAGTGTTGCCCTGGTTCTTGCGCCAGTGGAACTGACGGGTGTCTTCAGGAACCGCGCCGCTGTCGACCAGCTTGTCGTAGCGCTCCTTGGTCAGGAAGTCCTGCACGTCGCCGTAGGCCTTCACGCCACGAGGGGTGTCGGCGGGACGACCAAGGTACGCGATGTAGGCCGTGCGTCCCACGAGGTGCTCAGTCGGCAGTCCGTTCTCAGCCATGTAGTCCTCGGTGATGCCAGAGGAGATGGCCACGCGCTTCAGTGCGGCGACCATGCCGCCGATCTTCTTGTTGCGAGTGTCCTCGTCCATGGCGCGGAGGGCCGGAGCGAGTTCACCGTCACTGTCGAACGGCACCGATCCAATCTGACGGATGGTGGCACCGTTATCAAACTTCATGTGGATGAAGTACGAGTAGTTGCCCTGCTTGTCGAGCACACCGCGGTCCTCAAACTGGACGATCTCAACGGCGTAGTAGCCAGTGCCGGGGGGCAGGTTGCCAGCGCCGACGGACTTGCAGGTATCTGCGGGAATGTAGAACATGATGAATCCTTGCGGATGGGTTTGTTGTAGATCCGGTTTGCACTGCCGGAACAGCCGTCACTCGGACGGAGGTGGAGCAGCCTTCTTCTTGCTCTTCTTGGGAGCAGGCGGCTTGAGATCGAACATGCTGGTCATGCGGTGCTTTTGGATGACACCGCGTGCGATGCCATCCTGAATGGCCCAGCGAACATGAAGCTGGCCTTGGCGACCCTGGCTCTTCGCCAGCTTCTGCCCCATGGTTGCGCCGATGTTGATGGCACCGTCGAGGTCACCCTCAACCATGTGCTCAGCAACCTTGTCCGCAACCTCGTCTTGCCAT